AAGGCAAAAAAAAAGCCCGGAAGAGTTTCCGGACCTTAAGTGCGCGGCTTTGGAATCGAACCAAAGACCCCAAGCGTGTCATGCTTGTACTCTAACCAACTGAGCTAGTCGCGCATAAAACTGATGTATATTATTTTATCAGAACACGTCTTTTTGGTCAAGATACACACCCTCTTTTTGTCCGCATATTGATTTATTCTTAACACATAAGGCGAGAGCTGCTGAAATGTGTTGGATTTTTCAGCGGCTTTCTTAACCAAGGTCGCTGACTGTCTCAGCGGATAGTTTTGGCTTCTAAGATAATCCAACAATCTTAGAAGCCTTTTTTTATTCCCAGGGTTAAGGAGGGGAACAAAATGACAAAGTATCAATCACTTATGGAAAAGAGCGAAGCCGAAGAACGGCTCGCAATCAAATTTGCACAGAAGGGCGAACAGGCCCTTGCACAATTCCACAAAAACGCAAGCAACGGATTCAAAGAAAAGGCACTCAATCTCTCAATTGAGGAAGGGGAAAAAGAGATTTAAAAAAAACTTCCTGCGTAAGAGGATTCAAGTCCGGCCGCTCCGGGGCGCAGGCATTGAGCAAAGGTGGCCACCAGAACTCAAAAAAAAACAGGAGGTTACTGTATGAAAAGTAACGCTGAAAAGGAGGCAGGAAATGCTTGAAAGCAAAGACCTGGAGCTTCAGAGCCGCCTCACAATTGGAACGCTGGAAAGCAACGCGGAGGCAATCAGGAAAGTTGTCCTGAAACACCTTGAGGACTACACCCCGGAAAACTACATCGGAAGAGCGGACGAGGCGAAAGCCGACAAAGCTCTTTTAAACAAGGCTGAAAAAGCCTTGAACACAAAAAGGCTTGAACTTGAGCGCGAGTACATGGAGCCGTTCAACAAGTTCAAGATCACAATCACAGAAACCTGCAAGGCTATAAAAGCCGCAAGCGCCGGTCTTGATGAGATTGTCAAGGCAGAGGAAGAAAGGGAGCGCGGCGAAAAATGGGAGAAAATCGAGGAGTACTGGAATAGAACAGGCTTCTCTCTTTTCGACATCACTGACTTATCGAAGATAACTGACATCAAAAAATGGACAAACAAAACCGCAAAGCTGAAAGATGTCCTCGCAGAAATCGACGCAATCCAGAAGAAAACCTTTGACGAGCTGAAAATCCTTGAGCAGTTTCCGCAGGAAGACGTGTCGCTTCTTAAGACGGTCTACCTTGACACATTGTCTATAACAGAAGCCATGCAGAAAGCGAACCAGCTCAAGGCAAACCGCGAAAGGCTCGCCAGAGAGCAGAGGGAACGCGAGGAAGTGGAACGCTTCAAGAAAATCCAGGAGCAGAAAAAGGACGAATGGAAGGAGGAGAAAAAGGCGGAAAGCGAGAATGAATCCGTCGACCTTGCAAGCGCCGCACTCGGACTTGAAATAAAGGCAGAGAGAACGGAGACGCGGGAGGAATACGCCCTCGTTTTCAGCCTTACACGCAGCCAGTTTCTTGACCTGCGTAACTATATGTCCGACCACGGCATAACCTACTCGGAGCTTCAGGACAAGGGTTCTGGAGTGTACACAAAATGAAATCTTCCCGTATGGGAAAGATATATTGACGGCGTGGAAAAAGACACGCATTAGCACAATTTGGATTGACAGCTGGAAAGACAGCCAGGGTAAAACCTAAGGCCACACAAGGCTTTAAAACTTTGTGTGGCGCTTTTGCCCGACAGAAGGAGCTTATATGACAGATATAAATAAGACAGTCCTTGTAGGACGCCTGACAAAAGACATCGAGATAAAGTATACGAACAGCGGAGCGGCTATCGGCAATCTGTCAATCGCCGTGAACAGAAGCCGGAAACAGGACGACCAGTGGGTCGATGAGGCAAGTTTTTTTGATGTGAAAATCTATGGAAAAATGGCGGAAAGCCTCCGGCCCTACATGACAAAAGGAAAGCAGATAGCGGTCGAGGGCTTTTTAAAGCAGGAGCGGTGGCAGAAAGACGGTCAGAATTTCAGCCGGGTGACAGTCGGCGCGGAAAACGTCCAGCTGCTCGGCGGAAATTCCGGCAACGACAGCCAGCAGCAGAACAACGGCTACGGTTACTACGGAAACTAGGAGAAGCAGCGATGAAAAGAATTGTCTTTGAATACCGCGACGAATACTCGCACGGAGAATGGAGAAAACGGGAATGTATTGTAAGAAGCGTAGCGGAATGCAAGAGAATCTACGGCTTAGATGAGTGCGAATACAGAATCCTTGAGATTGAGGAGATAAGATGACCGCAATAGAAATATACAAATCATTGAGCCAGCCGCCGGCAACAGCCCTAAGGCAGATCACAGCCGGAAACCTGAAAGGCAAAACGGATATAAATCCGCAGTGGCGGTATGAGGCTATGACCGAGAAATTCGGACTTGTCGGAATCGGCTGGAAATACGAAATACAAAAACTGTGGACAGAGAAAGGCGCGAAAGATGAAGTCCTGGCATTCGCGCAGGTGGCGGTGTTCATCAGGAACGCGGACACAAAGGAATGGTCAGACCCTATAGTCGGAATCGGCGGAAGCAAGCTGGTGAACGCATTCAACGCGGGGCTTCAATCAAATGACGAGGGCTACAAAATGGCCGTAACGGACGCGTTCAGCACAAGCCTTAAAATGCTGGGCGTTGCGGCCGACATATACGCCGGACGCTGGGACGGCTCGAAGTACAAGAACACACCGCAGGAACAGCCGCAAAGCAACAACACCAGCCATAGCCCGAACCGTTCAAGCCAGCCGCAACAACAAAGACAGGCAACTCCACAGATGAAAGGCGGCCCTGACACGCAGGAAGAAAGGGAGCTTATAAACGAACTTCTCGGAAAGCAATTCTCCGACGGCTCGCTTGTATTCTCCAAGGAGGAATGCGCGAAGGTCGGAAAATGGAGACAGACCCGGACTGCAAAGCAGGTCATTGACTATCTCTCGGAGCTTTATATCGAACGGAAGAACCAGAAAGAGCCGGGTGAAGAATTCCCGGAATACGTTCCGTTCTAGGAGATAGAGAATCATGGCGGAAATAAGAATCACAATGAAAAGAGTTTTTCGAAAAGGGTTTCTGTGTCTTGAGATTCCAGAAGACGAGGGAATCCGGGAGGCTCTGAAAAGGATTCTTACTTCCTGCCGTGAGAAATACAACGACTTTGTGCAGGTAACGATTAACCCGCCGTACAAACCTGAACAACAGGCACAAGCCAAAGACAGAGCAGATAAAGGACGCAATCGAGCGGCTGGAGAAAAGAACACTGTTTCACACATTGCTTTATAAGATGATGTTTATTGCGGAGCACGACAACCGGAAGCTGGTGATTGAGAATCCTGCGACAAAGCCGTCCTATCTGATTGGAACGCAGAACTTCCCGAATCCCACATTTATCGACAAGAACAGAATGGAGCGCGGAGACTGGTTCGTGAAGCCTACCGCGTACTGGTTTGTGAACTTCGAGCCGACACACGGATTCACCCGGCAGAACGACAAGGAGCAGAAGATAATAAACAAATGCAAGCAGGGAATAAAAGCGGGGATATGCAGCGAGGAAAGAAGCCTGATAAGCCCGGACTACGCAAGGAATTTTATCTGCGACTTTATAATCGGGAAGAAACAGGAAAACCAGCGCGAGCTGGAGCTGTTCTAGGGCAAGCGACTATATATGTATGACAATACAGGAAATGTTCAGCAGCGTAAAAAGATACGGATATGTGGCGGATAACAAGATTGATGAGAATGGAATGGAACACGGAAACAACGGACAGTTTGTGCAAAAAGGAAAACAAACTGAATTTGAATATGCGTCAAAAGTTCCTTATGAAACTAGAACAAAATACAGAAATAATTTAGCGGATAAATTAAAGGACTATGTAACAAAAGGAGTTATTGAAAATAGCACAATTGGAACTACAAAAATATCAAAACATACAATCGGAAAACTTGGAAGCGACAAAGCGCTTAATAAATCAATGGCAAATGGATTTACACCAGAAGAACATTTTGACGCAGCAGAAAGAGTTGTAGATTTATACAAAAATGCAGAATTAAAACTTACTCACCCAGACAAAGATAATGATCCAAACATTATATCAATAAAAAGATTTAATCAGATATTCATAACTTGCAATCATCAAAAAGCAAGAGCATGGATAACAGTAAAAGAATCAAAGCAACACGGACACAGGTTATATTCAATTGAAGTAATGGAAATAGAAAAGGCTGGAGAACATCCAGCCATAAAGAGCGGAGCTGAATTAAATCAGTCAGTCGCCACAGATAATATAGCACACGAAGCCCCGGAAGTCAAATCGATTGCGGGGCTTTGGAATATGATAAAACAAAACAAATACTTATAGGAGATTACGGAAATGAAAGCATTGTTTTTAGAAGAAGAAAAGGAGATTGTCAATCTTGACTTAGTGGAAAATGTAACAATTGAAAAAGCTGCAAATGAAGCAGAAACCTTTTTAATATCGTTTCATTTCCAGTCAGGCAGACAAGCGGCAACTACTAAAAAGCAATCAGAAATAGAAGATTTTATCAGTCAGATATTTTTATAAAACGACTATAAGGGTATGGCAAGATTTGAAGAACTACAGACAACAGAAACCAATCCACATCACAAAAGGATATTCGAGATAATCGCAAGGCACGAGAGCGGCTCAAGGGAGACAGAGGACGGCTACGGCGAAATCACACTGGACGCAGGCGAGCTAGAGACGATACGCGACGAGCTGGGGGCGGTGGTCCAGGACGCAAGACCAGGGACGCAGAGCGCGGAGGAAATGCGCAGGCGGCTTATATCCGATTTTCCGCAGAAGCTGAAAGCGGATATGGAGGCAAGGGCAAACGCGGAGAAGCTGGCGCAGAACAAGGGAATAGTACAGGACGGCTACAACAACCCTGTAAGCGGAATAGGCACATTCATAGATCCGGGAATGCAGACAGAAAGCTTTATTCCGGTATCAATCACACCGTCAGAGGCGACGGCCTACTATGCCAACGGCGGAGTGCCGGCAAGAATTATCAACAAGAAAGCCGGCTGCCTTTCACTGAACGGTGTGCATTTTGAGTGCTCACAGATGAGTCCTGACGACATCACACGGCTTGAGGACTACGCAAATGAATGCGGATTCAACGAGGCATACTCACAGGCGATAACGCAGGCTCTTATATTCGGCGGTGCGGTCGCCTACCCTGTCCTTGACGGCGATACCCCTCTCACCTTCCAGAAGACAACAGGCGAACTTTTTAAGGGGCTTAGAAAGAAGCAGGACTTCATAAGATACTGGGTGAACGCAGACCGCTGGAACTGTGTATTCGTGCCGGAGTACAACATAACGGCTCAAGAATACCTTTATGCAAGAAGCCTCTTTATTCCGCTCGGAGGCGTACGCGTAAGCACAGAACGAATGGCAATGGTACGTCCGAGCAAGCTGCCGTTCTGGGGAGCGATACAGCAGATGGGCTGGTCTACAAGCGACTTCGAAGGCTGGATTAAAGACTTTGAGAGTTACCAGATAATGAAGATGTCGCTTCCGATAATGGCGCAGCAGTCAAGTTTGATGTACCACGCGATACCTGCGGACGGGCTTATCATCGAGAACGGCCCGGAATTCGCAAAGCAGTTCTTCAAGGAGAATGAAAAGCAGATGAGGGAATGGAGCATTCTCCACCCCAAGGCGATAAACAGCGTGGGCGAAATCAAAATCCTTGAGCGAACATACACCGGATTCCGCGACCTTATCAACGAGGCGCGTCTTGCACTGTGCGCGGCAAGCTCCGTACCCGAATCAATTCTGTTTGCAGAAAAAGCTACAGGACTGGCAAGCGACAACGAGGACGATGTAACGCTCAAGCAGAGCGAGGCTATAAGGCTTTTGTTCAACACTGTATCCCCCTGCTTTAAGAACTGCATAAAAATTCTTGTCTGTTCGTGCTTCGGACTTGACAGTGAGCAGGCGAAGATAGCGGACAAGGTGAGTATAAAGGCGGATACAGGCGTAATCATAAGCGACGGCGACAGGGCACAGCTCGGGCAGGCGTTCACTACAATATCGGGCCAGCTCGTGGCAATGGGCGTGCCTCTGTCTACGGCGATAAGTGTGGCGCAGAAGTTTGTACCTAGCGCGGACTTGGATGAGAACACAATGGCACAGCTTGGCGCAGGCGAGAGCGAGGGAATAGACGAGAGCCTGTGGGAGCAGCTGAACGCAGGGCGCGATGTTGGGGGAGCAATTGGCGGCATTGCGCAATGAAGTATGATAAAAAAGGAGAAAAAGGTATGACGGAATTATTCAGACGCATAATGCAGAAAAAAATTGAGAGCAGGCTCGAATGGAATGAGATAGCCTCAAATGGTGGAATAAAAATCTCAAGCTGGATGACAGGAATCCCCACATCCAACCCGACCGATGACGACATAAGGAAAATCGCACCGGTGCTCGGCACAACCTTTGAATGGCTGAAATATGGCAAATAGCGTCTACCCTCTCAAGATAAACGGCTACATCTACTCACCAAAGACACGGCAGGGCTTCCTTAGAATGAGAAGAATGGGAATCCCCCGGCCTTTGTTCTCCATTGAGAACGAGCTGGCAAAAACACTCGCAAGCCGGTACAAAAAACTTGCCGCGCAGCTGTTGAAAGACCTGAAGGATAAAATCAAGAGGAACGGACTCACCATTGACCGCGCGCTTGTGGCGGACGGCAAGGAAGAAGAAAACCTTGAGAGACTGATGAAAGTCTTTGACGAAATGGGCGAGAAAATGCGAAAGGAGCAGGAGGAAACCGCGAACCGTGCAAATATGGGAAGCGTGGCCAACAGCCTTGAGCATGAATGGTTCGAGGAGAATCAGGAAGAGCAGGCGCAGCATGACGAGCAATTCTATAGCGACGTTGAAAGGATATTTAAAAAACAACAGAAGAAATATCTTGAAAGGCTTCTTGACGATGCGGACGGAAAGACAAAAAGGATTTTACAGTCGTTCACTATAGACAAGAAGAAATTCTTTGACGACAACATGGACGAGGTGCGCCGCCTTTACGTGCAGAACTCACTGGAGCGCATAGACTGGGAGCAGGAAGACATAAAGCGCGCGATTTTAAAGCGCATAACGGACTATGCGATGAACAGGACGGACGAACTGAAACTTGACGACCTGACAAAAGACGCGTTCAACCGCGGAGAACACCTGGCGCGTCTTTTTGCGCGCGACCAGATGGCGAGGTTCAACAAGGCGTGCACGCTCGCGACATTCAGGAGCGCGGGAGTTACAAAAGTCCAGTGGCTCACAGCAAATGACGGACGCGTAAGGGAAACACACAGAATGCTGAACAAGAAAATATTTGACGTTGACAATCTCCCGAAAGAAATAAACGACTATAACTGCAGGTGCGGACTTGTGCCGGTTGAATGGGCTGATGATTAAGGGGGGCTTTTATGTACAGATTTATAATAAAAGGCGAGACACCGGCGAAGAAGAACAGCCGTATTGTTCTGAAAGGCGGCAGGAACATACCAAGCGAACGGTACAGAAAATGGAACACGGCGGCAATGACTGAAATAAACAACCAGTTACTGCTCCTGAAAAAAGAAAAAGATGTAATGCCCATAGAAAGGGAAATCAGAATAAAAATGACATTCTACCACGGCGACAACAGACGGCGCGACAGCGACAACGGTGCAAGCTCGATACTTGATCTGCTTACGGACTGCAAGGTAATAAAGGACGACAAGTGGCAGATTGTGCGGCTTCTGGAGATAAGAAATTTCTATGAAAAAAATAATCCGCGCTGTCTTATCGAGATTAACGGATACGACGAATAGGAAAACGCAAGGAAAGGAAACATGGAACAGGACAAAGACCTTGAGAACAGGCTCGGCGCAATTGAAAAGAAGATAGACAAGCTGACAGACCTCATAACGCAGACACAGCTCCAGGAATACCGGCTCTCTGTCGTGGAGAAGAAGCTGGCGGACACAGCGGAAAAGGTACTGAAACTCGACAAAAAAAACGGAGATACAGCCATTCGGTGGCTGGGAGTAATTGCAAGCGGAATAATGACAGTTCTTATCAGTTATATTGCAATAAAGGTAGGTTTAAAATGAAACATCCCCAGAGCTTGGCGGCGGAGCTGTACAGCCACTTCCCGGCCGGAAACCTTAAGGCCATAAAAGACTATGGCTGCTGCGCGTTTGTCCTTATGTGGTGTCTGGGCATTGAGCCGGACGATGACGCGGAAGCAATAATGACGGTTGACAGCCTTATACAAGCGAAGGCTCTGGAAGAGGACTGCACCGTGAAATGGGCGGAAGCCATAAGACGGCTCACAGGAAGGAAGATGGAAGCCGTTGACTTTGTGAACATCAAATACATCTTTCATATAAAGAAAAGATGTCCGGTGCGGTATGACTACAATGGGAAATCCCACTGGGTGGGCGTGGAGAATGGAAAAGTCGCGTTCAATCCGTTGAAGTCCTCGGTATGCGTGGAAAACGGAAAGCCCTCCACAATGCGGATAATGCATATTAAAGGAATTGACGAATGAAGCAGGACGGAAACACAGAAGAAAGAAAGCTGCCGGCAAAGACGCTGTCGAAGGTAATGAAAATTGTAGCGGTGGTTGGAATTATCCTCTGCCACGTGCTTAAATGGCTGGGCGTGCTCAATGCGGACTCCGGGGAAATATGCCAGATGTGGGCGGTTGTTTATGCGCTCGGAGCCGGGACAATCGACATGAACATAATGCTTGACAAATTCAGGAAGCAGGAGAAAACGGAAGAATGACAAGAATTTATTTTTATGTGGCTATTGCGGCTGTCCTCGCTTTTCTTTGCGTGGCAGTCATTGTGCTTCTTAAAATTATCGGAATGAAGAACGTGGAAATCAAGGCTCTGTCGGAGAGCGTGAAGCAGCAGGACAGAAGCATAGGGGTTTTATTGAAACATTCCAACGAGCTGGCGGAGATAAACCGGAAAAAGGACGCGTTTATAAAAAAGATACAGGAGAGCATAAGCGATGAAGATATTGCGGATATTATCGGCGGTATTATTGAGCTTAATAACGGCAGGCTGTGCGACGCTTCCAAAGGCTGATGATGTTGTGCTTCCTCCAATGCCGGAACGAACGGAGCAGAAAGCCCCGGAAACCGCAAAGGACTGGGCGGAGCTTCTTGGTTACTATGAATTCCTTGTGCAGGAATGGGAGGCATGGGGACGAGCAGTGCAGGCGCAGATTAAAGGTGAAGACCCGAAGGGGAACGGTAAATAATCCCCCGCCCTTTTCCGCTTTCTTTTGAAAGGCTTCCATAACGGAAAAAGGGCGTTTTTATTTTAAAAAGACTATAAGGGTATGGCAGAATTAAAGAACATAAGAATCGCGGTGAGCGGAATATATGACTATGCGCTTGAGGAAATCCCGACTTTGAGGCTTCCGCTTCCGGGGCAGGGCGCACCGGACTGGGTGGAGAAAAAGCAGATCTACAAAATCTACCGTCCGGCATTTGTGCTTGCGGCGGCGTGCGACAAATTCAAAATGCTGCCACTTACGCACCACCACCCGAACACGCCTGTTGACGGCCAGAACTTCCGCAGGCTGGCTGTGGGCTACACTGGGGAGAATCCGTTCATCGACTGGATAAAGGATACTGACGAGGTGGGAATACGCTCAACGGTGATGATTTACGATGACGAGGCTCTGAACGCCTACGAGCGCGGCGAGATACAGCTTAGTCCAGGATATGTGGCGTCTTTTGAGTGGCAGAAAGGAAAAGCCCCGGACGGACAGGAATACGACATCGTTATGAAAGAGATAACGGACGTGAACCACCTCGCGCTTCTTCCGGCAGGACGCGGCGGAGAGTATGCGGTCGTTATGGACGGAGCGAAGAGAGAGCCCAGCGTGTTCGAGCTGGCACGGACAAAGGACGGCGCGCCGAAAGGCAACGACAACGCGAGCAAAGACCACGTGAAGAAGTTTGAGAGAAAACCGCAGGGAAAAGTTGCGGACTGGTTCGTTGATATTGCAAAGCAAAGCGGATTTGACTTTTCAGGATATGAGCATGAAACAACAAATCATTTTGAAAATCACGTTCTAAAGGAGCATGGAAAAGGAAACGAAAACGACCCGGCAAATGTTCCTGTTGAGCAGAAAGACTTTGACAGAATCAAGGACATAATAGACAGCCCGGACTTTATAGCCTTTGGTGTAAAAAGAGAGGGAGAAGACCGCGTTATCTATGCCAAATCCTTTGATGACGGAACAACGCTTTATTTTGAAGAAATTCTTGACGGAAAGAAAAACAAGAAGCTGCGCGGAAAAACAATGTTCAAAAGGACAGACAAAGTAACCGGGGAAAAGCTAAAGAAAATTTTGAGCAGCAACAGAAAGAATGATGTATCAGAAATGAAAATCGCCTGCTCGGAAGTGACCGATTCTTCAATTGACCGTTCAACAAACGGTGTCGGTGGTCAAACCCGACGGCAAGCAGGCAACTATAAATACAGTTTAATACATAATGCTGGAAACGTCAAAGATGAAATAAAAAAAGCTGGCGTTCTCAGGGAGACAGCCAGCGACGACGGCACTGTACACGATGAACGTGTAGCCGATACAACTCGCGTTGTTTCCTTAAATATAACCGATACCGCCCCGAAAGTCAAATCAATTTTTGAAATTGTAAGAGGCAGTGTATTTGATAGGGTAAGGTAAGGAGTATATCTTGGAACACAGACAAATCAATGAAAACTACAGGGCTATAGCGGAAAAGCTGATAGCACAGGAGCCTGCGCTCGTCTACATAAAGGACAGCCGGGTGAAAATCACTTACCTTGAATCGGACAGCACAAAAAAAGACGGCAGGGAAAGGCTTGTGCTTGGCGAGTGCGAGAAGGTGGCGGCAAAAAACCGCTGGGCAATCACAAGCGACTTCACGATAACGCTTTTCAGAAACAATCTTGTGGGGCTTTCAGAGGAGCAAATAAAGACTGTTATGTTCCACGAGCTTCTGCACGTGGGAATCGAGCCGGGCGCGGACGGAGAGGAAACATACAGCGTAAGAAAGCATGACCTTGAGGACTTCAAGGAGATAATCGACCGATACGGCACTGACTGGGCAAGCGCGGCAAGGAAGGCGGAATGATTGAGATAAAGTGCAGCACAAAGGACACTCTGAACCTTTCAGAGATAACGGAGTTCCAGGGAAACCTGAAGGAGCGCGACAGCACGGACTACGAGAAAATCGAGCGTTCAATCAGGAAGCACGGGTTCAGCTTTCCGTTCTTTATTTGGAAGCACGACGGCGTGAACCATTGCCTTGACGGACACGGAAGGCTTGAAACTTTGCAGAGAATGGTGGCAGGAGGGGAACAGATTCCTCCTCTACCTGTTGTTTACGTTGACTGCAAGAACGAGGCAGACGCAAAGGAAATGCTTCTGAAATTGAACAGTACCTACGGACGAATGACGGCGGACAGCGTGCGTGAATTCATCGGGGGGGGGCTGAATATCTGCCTTGAGGATTTGGCTCTCCCGGAAGGAGTCCTGGATTTTTCTATTGATGACGTGATGAAGGACACGACAGGTGATGACGATGTACCGGAAGCCGAAATTGAAGAGGCAATATCAAAGCCCGGCGAAATTTACGAGCTGGGCGCACACAGGCTTATGTGCGGCGACAGCACCAGCGCGGATGATATGGCGCGTCTTATGGGGGATAGCAAGGCTGACCTTATTATTACTGATCCGCCTTATAATGTGGACTACAAGGGTGGAAACGGATTAAAAATTCAAAATGACAACATGGAAGACAATGCGTTCTTAAATTTTCTTACCGACGCGTTCGGCGTGATGTTCGGAGCGTTGAAAGCCGGAGGAGTGTTTTATATATGGCACGCTGACAGCGAGGGCTACAACTTCCGGCAGGCGGTAAAAAACTGCAAGGGGCTTGTGAGGCAGTGTCTTATCTGGGTGAAGAATTCTCTTGTCCTTGGACGCCAGGACTATCAGTGGCGTCACGAGCCGTGCCTTTACGGCTGGAAAGAGGGAGCCGGACACTACTGGGAGGGACGGCGCGACCTTTCAACGGTGTTCGACGAAACAAGGGGCGACTGGAAGAAGATGAGCAAGGAGCAGCTCATAGCGGAACTGAAACGCTTTGACAGCGAAGTAAAGACTTCAATTATTTACGAGGATAAGCCTTCAAGAAGCGAGGCTCATCCGACGATGAAGCCAGTGCGTCTTTTTGAGCGGCTTATCATGAACTCCAGCAAGGCGGAGGACATAGTGCTTGACCCGTTTGGAGGTTCAGGCACAACCATAATAGCGGCTGCGAAGACAAACCGGATTGCAAGGGTAATGGAACTTGATCCGCACTACTGCGACGTTATAAGAAAACGGTGGACTGCCTGGGCTAAGGAGAACGGCAAGGAAGTAGGAAGCGGAGGGCTTCAATAACGGAATTATGGGACAGAAATCCCAAAAAGACTATATAAACAGGAGGTTCAGAATGAACAACAAAATCATCGCGGTAATCGGCGCGCTTCTTTTTGCGGCTGCCGTTGTCGTGGGAAATTTCGTGCAGGTGGAGGCTGCGGTGGTCATTGAGATTGCACTCGCCTCGTTCGCATTGTGCGCGGTGGTAATCTCCGCCGTTAAGCAGGCGAAGGAAAAAAACGCGTTCAGCTGGAAGACCGTTGTGGTGATTGCACTTGCTGTAATCGGCGGCGTTCTGTGTTGTATCGGAGGTATGCAGCAGGCAATATTTAAAGAAATCAGCGGACTCGTGCTGGCTCTTTTAAGCGTTATTTTTGGTCTTATTTTTGACAGTAAAAAGGCATAGGAGAAAAAGGAGAATGAAACTTCTTACAGGACTGTTCAGGCTCGCACGCAAAAGGGTGCAGACCACAGACACGGACATGGGAGCGTTCCGCGATAAAATCACGGAGCTTGTGGAAAAAAAGGATTCCTTTTCAGATGATGAAATCAACAGAAAGGTTGAGGAGCTCAAATCAATGAGCGCTGACCTGCCGGAATCGGACGACAAGGGAAAGCTCGACCGCTTCCTTGAGGACTTCAAGAGCGTCAAGGAGCAGGACGGAGCAACCGCGAATGAAGCCGCAAAAATGGTGGCCGACCTGTTCGAGAAGCTGGACACAGAGGCGATGAAGGATGTGCCGGAAACCGCCGTAAAGGAGACAGAAACACCTCCTGCGGAACAAAAGGACGGAGAGACACAGAAGGCTGAAACGCAGACAAAGGACGCAAACGGTGAAGAAACAACCGCGCCGGATAAAGGAAAGGATAACGCGCAGTACACCCTTGAGGAAATCTACCAGTTTATTAAGAAGCGTCTCGCGGAGGATTCCGGTGAAAAGACAGAAGAAAAGAAAAAAGAAGAGGAAGAAACGGAGACGGTAACAGACCACGCTCCGCACATTCCAGTGACAATGAATGGCGGCGTGCCAGGCGAAGGAAGCATAGGTGCGATGTTCGCAAGAATCAAACAGGGAGGAAGATAAATGGATTCAAATCTTTCATTGAAAATCGGATTTAAAGGACAGCTCAAGCTGAACGCGCAGGCAATGCCGCTCCAGGAGGGCTACCTTAAGCTCGGAGGAATCGTTGATGACAGCCTGACAGACGGTCTTAAATTCGGCGTTGTCTGCTCGTCAGACCCGGACAGCCCGGAACTTTTCAAGGCAGGACACGCGGTAAGCAAGGACATTGTGCGCGGTATTGTTGTATTCGATGACGCTGTGGCGCAGAACGCTCCGGCTCACCCAGACCGCTATCTTGCAGGTTTCCAGTGCGCAGCTGTAAACCACGGCTTTGTGTGGCTTGAGGGCTGGACTAAGGCAGGAACAGGCGCAATCGACCCGAAAATCGGCTGCAAGGTTGTATACAGTACAACAACAGGCGCAATCGAGTTTATCGATTCAAGCGCAGAAGCAGGTGAAGGCTATGAAGTCCTTGCAGGCGCAAGCGTGCGCAATGTAACAGGACAGGGCGCACTGCTCTATTTGGAATAAAGGAGAAAAAGACAGATGATTATTAACTGCTCTTCGGAATTTAAAAAGGTGGGAAAAATTGCAAACCGCCTTGTGTCGGCAAACGGAAAGGCCAACCACCTGCTCCGCGATGCCACATTGCAGATAGGACGCGCAAGCGACCCGAAATATGGCGTGCCTGCAAGCGCAGTGAACAGCCCGATTTATGTGGGCGACCATGCGGTGCTCGGTTCTGTCATTGGAAACAGCGCGGAGATTGAGGCCCTCTACAAGAAGAACCCTCTCGCGGTCAATATGAAGCCGCGGTATAACATCCGCACAGGAAAATACGATGTCGTATGTTCAAAGAGCGGAATCCAGAGCTACGTAGGAGATTCAGGCGAGCTTGTCACAATGCAGTCAATCTCACCGTGGAACGCCTCGTACTTCCCGGAACTTTTCAAGCAGCCGCTTCTCTACAGCCACGCGCGCGACCTTGTTAAAAGGCTCGGCGGAACAAATCCGTGGGGAGAAGTCCAGAACCTCCAGCTTGCGGCTTACAGCGGCTGGGGCCTGATTGGCGAGAGCGGAACTGTCGCGGCGAACATGAAGCAGAATGTGAACGTGCAGTCAGGTATCATGAGCGCGCCGATTATCAACATCAAGGTGTTCTTCAACTTCACTGTTGAGGAAATGGAAAGAGCCAAAGGCGACAACGGCTCTCCGTTCGCAGGTTCTCTCATGGCGGAAAAGCAGAGGTATGCGCAGTACGTAATCGACATGATTACAGACTACCTGACCTACTACGGCAACGAGGACACGAACACAATCGGTCTTCTTGATGTAAACGGTCTTACCTCATGGGCAGGAAAGACGCTCAATGAAGTCCTTGCGGACACAACGGACACCAACAAGGGTTACACGATGTACCAGGCTCTTGCAAAGGCAATCACTGACTTTATGGGTACAAGTAAGAACAAGTTTGATGTTGTGCGCGTGGCTATGTCGCCGGAAGCATACAACGTGCTCACCTCGACACCTTACAGCAACAACTACGAGCCGAAGTCGCCTTTGAAGATTTTTGAGGAGAACTTCGAGGCAGGCGTGACAAAGAACGGCTCGAAGCCAAAGGTGGAATTCTTCGCTGATCCGTTCCTCTCTGCAAACAACGAGTTTGACAATTCAGGCTCGGACAAGCTGGTAATCACAGCCCCGGAAATCGGAGCAGGAACAGACGACGAAAAGCAGGATCTGCTTCTTCTTGGTGTTCCTTTGGAGAACTTCACCTACCCTGTATATCCGAACAGCTACGACCAGCAGCATGCGGTGCTCCGCAGGTTTGCCGGAGTATTCGCACCGGTCGGACAGGCGGTCAAGTGCTATTCAGGCTTCGGCGTGAAGGCGTAGAAATAGAACAAGGGCAGTGTTAAAAACTGTCCTTGATTTTTTTTGAAAAGAGGACAAAAGAAAAATGAGCAAATACATTCAGAGTTTCTACCAGTACCCTGTAACATTCTCATCAATCGGGAAGACAGTGCCTGCGCGCCTTGCGCAGGGCGATATGCGGAACATCACGGAAGTATCGGATGCGGAGCTTGAGAAGCTCCAGAATTCAGAGCCGTTGTTCCGCGAGCTTGTGAACGGCAAGAAGTACCGGATACTCAATAAAATCCCGGCAAGCTACGTGCCTGCAAACGAGCAGATAAACACGGCAAAAAGCGAGGCTGACAGGCTGCGCGTGGAGAATGAGGCACTGAAAGCACGGCTTGCAGAGATTGAGAAATCGGAAGAACCGTCCGCCGCGGCCGACATAAACGCCGATTCCGGCAATGAAAAATCAGAACAGAACGAAGCCAGTGCTGAAAGCTCTGAAAAGGACTGGAACGCAATGGAATACAAGGAGCTTCAGGAGGCGGCGAAAGCAAAGGGCATAAACCCTGCGCAGAAGAAAACAGCCCTGATTGAAGAACTTGAAAAGGCTGAATAAGGAAATAGTATGACAAGAAACACTTTTTTGTTCGCCGGAAATTTTCCAACTCTTACAGATGACGAGATAAACTCGGCGTACGAATTTGTTTCTGTCATGTTCAGCGGCGTATTGAGCCTGTGGGGTGTCCTTTCTGCAGAGATAAGAGAGAAGAAGCGCACGCTCTGCATGAACCTTCTTGTGGCGTGGTATCTTCTGGACACCAAGCCACAGAGCGCGTCCGGGGTTCTTGGAAACGGAGGAATGGCAGTAAGTGCCAAAAGCATAGGCGGTACTTCCCTGTCGTTCGAGGGAATGGACGCACAGGAGGGAATAAAGCAGCTCAACTCGAATGTGTTCGGACAGAAAGCCCTGATAATGATTCAGGGAGCACCCGAAAGGTTCGGTATCTATGCTTGATGTGAAGGTTGAGTGCAATCAGACCGCCAGTCCCAAAGAAATCCAGGACTTTGTGGCAGACATTGACACGGAGGTTCTGGTCGGGTTCATGGCAGGAAGACAACACGTGCCGACGCTTCACAAGGCGGACACGGAGAAGCCGAACGAGAAAAGACGCGGAAAATACGTGGGAATAGACGGCAGGGACGACCCCCAGAATGAGAGTGCGATTGAGACCGCGGAGCTTGCGAAGATTCTGACGTTCGGAAGCGCGAACATTCCGGCGCGTCCGTTCATCGAGGAAGGACTTCTCTCTGAAAAAGAGGAGCTTCTGAAAGAGGCTGAAAAACAGACTGACAACGCAAGGAAAGGGCAAGCCAACTGGGCGAAGCTGGGGACAAAGGCTGTGGGAGCTGTGCAAAAGTTTGTGCGGAGCGATTACTACAAGACCAACGTCCCGAACAGCAGCAAAACAATTGAATTCAAGGGAAGCGACACGCCTCTTATTGACGGCGGAGACCTTATCAACTCGCTTGAGTTTGTCGTGGAGGGCAAGTAATGGCGGGAATCTACGGCGATATGCTTCTGGGGTTCGCCGAACAGCAGCGGAATGTGTCTGTCTATGATATGACACCGCGGATAAACGGCGGCTGGGATATTGAGGAAGGCTCGGAAATTTCCGTTATCGGTGTATTCCAGAACACAGGAGGAAGCAGGCTAAAGGACGGAAACGGAAACCTTGTGCAGGGAAACACCTGCGAGCTTTGGACATCCGCAGGAAACCTTGACGGAAAATTCATCAGAAAAGACGGCTCGGTGTTCCGGCTGACAGGAGGAAACGACTGGAGCTTTGAGGGCGGATTTTACCGCTATTCACTTGAAAAGGTGGTGGGAAACAATGCAACTGAATCAGACGACGCTGCGTGGAATCTTGGCGGAAATTCTTTCTGTTGACGAGAGCCACGTAGTGCCTAAACAAGGGAACTGGTGGAATCCGCAGAGGGAAAAGGCGAACATAGCGAACTGGTGCTCATATAGAATCAAGAGCAACAATCCGCGCACCGCCCCTTTTTACGTTGAAGAAAAGGACGGAGTGGAAAGTGCGGCGGTAATAAAAATAGCGAGCGTTGAGCTTCAGTTTGTGGGGCCTGACAGCGAGCAGCTGGCGTACAGTGTGGCGTTCTGGCCATTAAGGGCGGATGTAAAGGAACAGCTTAAAAAGATACGCGGAGCGGTAATGCTTAGCGACTTCAACGCTGTATCCTCCGTTTTTTTCCAGGACGGAAACAACACAGTTCTTGCGTGGAATGTTCCGAACGTCCAGATAATCTGGTATGACCTGATAGACACAGACCAAAAACCATTAAAGACTATAGACATAGGAGGAAAAATAAATGGCAGCATTTGACGGCTCTATAGCGCAGGTGAATGTGCAGTTTCCGATTGAAACTGTAATCGAGCCTGTGTCAGGAGAAAATTATACCAAGGCATTGATTTTCATACCCTTGGGAAAGGCAGAAGAGTATCTTCCGACGACAGAAAGCCCTGCGGCAGGACAGAAGATTGAACTTGACTCTTCAAATTACGGAAAGCTGACCGGCGGACTTTTGAAGACTTGGCTCGTTCCATTCTTCACATCGGCACAGGCGGCAAAGATAGCGGTGGCAATCTATGACGTTGACGCCGAGGAAGTGACTGCTAAAGCACCACTTAATAAGGTTTATGAGGCGTATAAATACTACGCCTACTTTAAATTCGGACTTGCGCCTTCAAACGACTACAACGCATTGCAGACACAACTCGCACAACTGTGCAAGGCCGACCCGCTCTACTCACAGCTCTGGGTAGGAACATCAGACCCGCAGGTTCTGACCAAAGAAAGCAGTCTTGTCTCCGCGCTTAAAGGCGTAGCGGCAGACGCAAGAGTTGTTTATAATCCGGACGACACAATCAACGCGGCACTTGCACAGCTCGGCGCGACACTTGCGCAGAGTAACGCAACAGGAACACCTGTAGGGAATGACATCGACATGCTCGCGTTCAACACAATAGGTGCAAGCGGAGCGGACGACGCGGACGGAAATCCGACAAACCTCGACGCAACGCAGAAAGCCACGCTTGATGAGCAGAAAATCGGTTACAACACATACGTGGGGGACGGTACGGAGAACGTGGTGACAGAAGGCTCGCAGACACTCCAGGGGAACGTTGTAGGCGCGCAGTGGGTAAAAAGCTACATTGAATATATGTGCAAAATCCGCACGGCGAACCTCATAACCAAGCGCAACAAGTTCAGGAACAACGACCAGTATCAGGCTATTCTTCTGATTCTCTCCGATATTGTGAAGGACTTTCTGAACTTCGGAAGGCTTGCGGACTTTAAAATTACAGCTCCTGTGTTCTCCGACCTTGCAAAGAGCGCGGATGCAATTGTTGTTCCAAATGCATGGGAAGCGACTTATATCGACAAGCTCCGAAGCGTTACAGTATACGGCACTTTGTATGTAACACAGCCGTCAAAATAAGGAGGATGTAGAAAAATGAGCAATCATACAGTAATAGCGGCAGGACAGTTCACGGTAACCCTCACCCATCCCCTGTGGAACGACGGAACACCTACGACAATCGGAGGCTTCAAGCTGGAAGGCCAGATGGTGCAGGATCAGCAGCTGATGGACAACTCGAAGGTCATCGCGCTTGCGAACGGAAACACAATCACCATAACTAACAACAACAAGTCGGGAAGCCTCACATTCAACGTGACGGCGACAAACGGAGACGACGACATGGTGAAAATCGCGAAATTCCTCAAGCGCGTGGGGGATTCTGTGGGAGGAACTATCCGAATCACGCAGGAAATCAACGGAGCGACAAGCGGCGACACATACACATCTTGTACTGTCAAGAGCTGCCCGAACCGTATTATCCAGGGAAACGACGCGCCGGACTACGCGGTTGTATGGAACTATGGCGAATACACACCTGACAGCGAATCGTGATTTTTTGACAAAAAGGAATAAGAAATGGAAGCACTCAAACTTACAAGGAAGGTCTATGACGAGGGACTGGAGAAGATAAACAGCGCGGCCGTAGGCGACACCGCTTATCTTGACCAGTTCGAGATTGAGCTTGAGGACGGACTTAACACCGCGAGCGTAATGGAAATCTGCCGTGTTATACAGGATTCCAGCTTTGAGGGAAAAGTCCGACTTATGCGCATCTGTATCGCAGGAAAGAACGTGAAGGTAAAATGCCCGAACGGAGAAGTCGAGAAATTCAGACTCTCGAACGCAGAGGACAGTATAGAGGGCTTCGACCTCTTCCGGAAAGAGCCTCTCGCGCTGTGGGCAATCGCCGACACAGTCTACGGATATGTGCTAAAAAAATCTCTGCGGCCTTCGACACCAGCCCCGGCGAAGGCGGAAACGCGGACATCAAAGGAGTAAGGGCAGGAAATGCCGTTAAGCGGATTGTGCATAACGGCTTTCTGTGGCTTTATTATAATTTCTGCGGCGAGTACGCAAGACAGCCCGTTGACCTTGATGATATGTGCGACGGGCTGCTTTGTTTGAGGGCTAAGAATAGGATTCAGGAGATATACAATGAGCCAGAGTAGCGGCGGATTTTTCTATTCAGTAAAAGCGGTTGTCGACAAGGCGAGCTTTGAAAGCGGACGGCAGGAGCTGGCGAAACTTGAGCAGTCGGGAAAAAGGCTTATCGCGGGATTCACGGCGGCAGGTGCAGCTCTTGTCGGAGCAGCGAAAATCGCAGGCAACGTGGCGCAATCAGAGCTGAAAGTTGCAAGTTCAATAGGAGCTTCAACGGACGCTCTGGCCAAATGGAAAACCGCCGCAAATATTGCAGGAGCAAGCGCGAACGGTCTTATAGGCGCAATGGCAGGAATCGAGAATAAAATGCAGCACCTGAAAACCGGCACGGTGGACATGAACCTTGCTAAGAACCTGGGGCTTATGGGCATAGGCTACGGCGACTTTGCGGACATGGACGCGGAGGACAGGATGAAAGCCGTGTTCAGCAAGGCTGACAGCATGGATGACCAAAAGCTGGCGGCGACGCTTGTGGGCGATATTCTGGGACAGGCAGGGCGCGAGTATTACGACAGCCTTAAACTTTCAGGAAAGACGCTTGAACAGCAGCTGAAAGAGGCGCAGTCCCTGAATTTTATGACCGAGAAGAACAGGAAGGAAGCCGCGGCGTTCGCAGGCGAATTCAACGCAGTAAAGGAAGCCGGAAAGAGCATAGCCCAGCTTATAGGAAGCGATATAGCGGCACAGCTTACGCCTCTTGTACGAAAAATAAAAAACTATCTTATAACAAACAGGGACGCAATAGTGCGAGGAATTACAGGGCTTGCAAAGGGAGCAGGCTCTGTGTTCAATGCTGTGGCAGGCGCAGTGGGGAAAGTCGCGCCTTTTGTCGAGAAGCTGATAGACAGGTTCGGCGGACTGGACAAAGTAATCGTAAAGCTCGGTGTCGGATTTGGAACAATGAAGTTAATGCAATTTGCAGGCGGCTTGAAATCAATGATAAGCGGGTTGAACCTTTTGAAGCTTGCGCTCGGAGGGATTAGCAAGGGGCTTATGGCCGGCGGTATTTTCCTTGTGCTTGAGGATTTGATGTATTATTTTGCAGGTGGTGAAAGTCTTATAGGGCGTGTTATTCCAAAAATCAAAGAATTTGCAAAGGAACTGGGATTTGATGACATAGACCTTTCAAACCTTGTGCAGGGATTAAAAAATGTAGGAGCAGAGCTTGCAAAGCTTTCAGGCTCCTCTTTTAAAATGGCCATACAACTGTTCTCCGACCTTGCGCTTATTATTAAAAACCTTGTTTCAGGGGACATGGATAAACTTTCAGAAAATCTGAAAAAATTCTTCAATGATTGGAAGCAGGGGTTGAAAGATGTATTCAATCTGGACGAGGTAAGAGAAAGCGGAACAACGGCCTACGAAAAAACTCTGGAAAGCGGTGGTTCCAAATATGATGCGGTAGTCAATGCAATAGACCAAGGGTCAAGAAAAATACCGATTTACGGCCCTTACTATACGGCAGTTACTAACGGTTGGAACTGGGTTGTAGACAAGGTCACAGGCAATAAAGCAAAGACAGGAAAAAAAGCGGAGGACGGAATCATACAGCCGGACGGCAGGCTTATAAATATAAGCCCGGACGACTGGGTGTTTGCAGCAAAGAATGTGGAGGACATAGCAAGCGCATTTGTTCCACACGGAATGACAACAAACAACAGCATGAGCGCGCCGGCAACCTATGTTATAAACCAGTCGTTCACTGTAAACGGCGGAAACGCAACACCGCAGGCTGTGAGGGCGGAAGCGTACAGGGGGACTGCTGCGGCACTGCAGACCAATCTGAAGAACGCGGCAAGAATAATGCAGCTTATGCCGGGAACAAGATAAAGAGGAAAAAATGGAGCTTTCAAAAGCACTTAAACTGGGCTCGAAAAGAGCCGTTGAAATAGTAAAGTCTGTATTACAGAACCCTATGCTTATATCTAAAAGCCCTTCATGGGGAATATCGCTTGAAGTTGAGACAATCACGCAGACCGGACAGGCGGATGTATCGGAACGGGCGGTCATTGTTCCGGGAAGCGGCGTGAAGTCATTCCTCAACGACAACGTGGCTCCGGGTGCCTGGACGTGGCAGATGAGCGGCTGGATTCCGGGCGACCCTTTGGCAGAGCCGACAAACCTCTACACACCGGTTGTAATGATGAATGTATGCTTTCTAAGAGCAGCATATAAGAACGGTTCAAGAATCATATTCAAGGACGTTGACCAGATGATATACAAGAACTGCGTCATTCAGTCGTTGAGCATAGACACGAAGAGTGAATGCAAGAACAAGAAGCCGTTCTCAATGACGATAAAAGAAATTGTGGAACTCAAGGCGACAATAAGCGACAAGACAGACCTCGAGGCGTTGTCCGAGGCGAAGAGCAAAATCGAGGACAAGGGAATAACAACGGCAACCACAATCGGAGAAAGCAATTTCAGTAAAATAGGGAAAGCGATAGGTCTATAAAAGACTATATAGATATGCGGAATATATCATCCTTAACGCAGGCTGAATGGCCGAATACAGAAATAAGCGACAATTTCAGCTTCTCTGTAATGCACCCGGACGGACTTTTTAAATTCTTATTCAGATATTTTAACGGACGCTGGAACTGCTGGTGCACTCTTCCTAGCGGAGAAACACGCGTGGTCGGAGTTGAGCCGAACGTTGTAAGCTGGTCGGGCTTTCTTGACTACGGAATCGTATTCATCACAGAGCTGCCGCTAATTTCAAGAAACTCATTGTTCCTTACAAGCCTCTACATAATAACGTGGGAATAACGCATGGAAAATTTCAACAAATGCATTGACCTAACATTCCGGGGCAGTTCAAAGCAACTTGTAATAAAGACGCCGCGAAAAGGAATTAAACCGGACATTGAGATAACAGGAACTCTGACAGGAAAGGATCAGGTATGCGACCTTGAGATAAGAATTACAAACCTTTATACAGACGACATCTTATCGGGCTACCATACGGTCGAGATAAGCGCAGGCTACGCAGACACGATGAGCAAGACCATAGAGGGAAGCGTTGTGAATGTGTACACGGAATCCCCCGGACCCGACAAGGTTACAGTAATCTATTGCACGGTAGCGAACTTTGACGCCTGGCTCAACAAAACAATAGACTTGAAGCTTTCTAAAAATTTCACGCTTAGAAATGCGGTGGCGGAGATTACGAAGGCTCTTGGATTCAACGAGGCGCAGATAGATTCAGGAATAGCGCAGAGCACGTGCGCCGCTCCCCTTGAGGTGAATGGAACGGCAAGACAGGCGGTAAACGAGTTGAAAAAATGCTTTCCCGGAATAAACATAACTGTTGACAAGCAGTTTTTGAAAGTGTTCCCGGAAAAACAGCAGCCGGCAACGGTTATGAACCATACGCTGAAAGCATTGATTCAGGCTCCGCAGTTCTCCGGCGGCCAGGTGAGCCTTATAGCTCCCTGGAATCCTGCGGTAAGACCGGGCGATTTTGTAACATATCCGACGAATTTTTATCAGACAACAATGGGACTAAGCCCGTTCTCCACCGCATACGTAACGAGCGTGCAGTTCAGCTTTGCAACCAACGGCGACCAGAACGAGATGAGCATAACAGGAATTCTAAAAGAGAGCATAGGAAAAACGGAGAAATAGATGACGGACATACTGAGCGCGCAGAACCTTTCAGAAAGGGACCTGATAACATCGATACTAAACAGCTTCTATATTGTTGACTACGGCTACATCAACAAGGTGAACGGTGACAAGACCGTCAATGTAACGCACGCCGCAAAGCCTGTACTTACAGACGGAACGGTGCTGCCGGAAACCGTAACAAGCAATGTGGAGGTCCTGACTTTATGCGGCGCAGGATTTTGTGTTCAGTGGGACTACAAGGCAGGCGACAAGGTGCTCCTTCTTGGAATGAAAGACTATGTGCCGGAAGTCGGAGATGTGAAGCAGGCAGAAATTCCGAAGGCGTTTGTTCATTACTCAAGGGCGACACTTAAGGCTATACCGCTCTGCGTGTTCAGCGACGAGGCGAAGGTCAAGATTCTGGTTGAAAACGGCAAAATGACTATAAAGACAGACGGCACGCTTGAGCTTGACGGAAACGACAACGGCGGAGTTGTAATCGCCCCGGAACTTAAAAAGCAGCTGAGCTTCTTAACGCAGAGGGTGGACACAATCATCAATGCACTCCAGAACGCGCCTACAGCGGTACAGGACGGAGGCGCGGCATACAAGGCTGGAATAGCGGCAATCCTTGCTACAATCGTCAATAAAGAGAATTTCAGCAACATAGAGAGCGACAAGGTGAAGCACGGAAAAGGAGGCAACTGACAATGGATATAGAGATGAAAATCCAGGAGAAAACCGCGACCTTTCCTGTGTGGGACTTGAAGGTGGAAAACGGAATTGTTCCGATTCTGACAGACGACAAAGAGGACATACAGGGCGCAATTCTTGCGTGCTTCATTGAAAAAAACACCGTGCCGGAGCTGCCGGACGTGGGCGTTGAGTGGACGGGATACCTTACAGGCACAATCTCGTTCGGAGAGCTTGATGCACAGATACGGCAGTCGCTGGGCAACGCGGAAAAAGACGAATTCAGACCGGAATACCAGCTGGAAGATGACAGGCTGACGCTCACGGTTACAAAGGAGATTTAAAAATGGGATTCAAGATAGACGATACGGAATGGCTGCCGCAGACAACGCAGGAACATGCTACAGCCTGGATGGAGGAAATAAACGCACTGCTTGAAGCGAACAATGTAACAGATGAGAACGGAAACATTGTAAAGCTGTCGCAGAGTTTCGCAAGTGCGCTTTATCTGCAGGTGCTGGCAGGTGCAAGCCGGCTTGAAAAGAACGACGAGAAGCTGAACGCAGGAATAAACAGCCTTAATGTGGAGGCGTGCGACGATCAGCAGATAGAAAATCTTCTTCCCATTGCGGCCATCACAAGAAACACAGGAAGCTACTCTACCCTGACGCTCACAGTAACGGCGAACGCAGAGAACGTCTGCGTTATTCCTGCCGGAACAAAAGCGCCGTTCAAGAATGTGAATTTCATTGTACAGACACAGATAGTGCTCCAGCCGGGAACAACGCAGAACATAGCGACCGTATGCGACACTATCGGCGCTATAGTCGTGCTCAAGGGTGAGATAACCGCATTTGAGACGCAGATACCGAACCTTGCAAGCGTAGTTAATAACGTGTCAAGCATTCCGGGAAACAACGCGGAGACAACGGCAAGCCTGCGCCAACGCATAATAAAGGGGAATACAATCCCATACTCGCTCAACGGCGTGAAGATTGCGCTTGAAGAACTCACAGGCGTGAACCATGCGCGCGTGTTCTTCAACTACAACACCAGCGGAACTCTGACACTTGCGGGCGGAATCGAGCTTCAGCCCAGAACCGCATACGTGGTTATAAACGGCGAGAGCGACAGCATAGCGGAGACATACGCAAGATACATGAACGCCCCGACACAGAATGCGCCGGGTGCAAGCAGCACTGGAAGCTATACAACGGTAGAAATTCTTGTAACAGCCGGAAGCGCAAATGCGACCGTTCCAAAGGGAACATCTTTTGTATATGACGGAATGACGTTCAAGTCGAATACTGCAAAGACCGTGGGTGCAGGAAGCACTGCCTCTGTGGGATTCACTGCGATTGATGTAGGGCCTGTAACGATTCCATCCGGAGCGGTAACATCATTCGACACGAACATAGCGAATGTGGTGAACATAACCAACAAGACGAGTGTTCCGGGAATTGCAAAGACCGCGTTTATTCAGAATTACATATCCGGCAGCGGCCAGACAATCCCGATAAAATACGACAAGGCGGAAAATGAAATTGTTTTTGTAAAGGTGTTCATAGCCAAGACCGGCGAGAGCGGAAGCCAGATAGAAAACCAGATAAAGCGCGACCTTATCGCCGCCAGCGCGTCATGGATTATAGGACAGAACATAACAAGCCTTCTGACATCCGCTCCGTTCGCGGACTGCACATACACAGAGGTGGCATACACACAGGTGAGCAGGAACGGTGAAACCTGGGTAAACCTTATTGAGACATCTGTGAATGCTATTCCACGGGTGAGCGATGACACAATAATTGTGGAGATACTGACATGATAAAACAAAGCCCATATCTTCCGAAGCAGATGAACGGTCCTGTAGTGAACGCAGTTCTTGCGGCAATGGACGAACGTCTGAAAAACGCGGACATAATCGAGGACTATCTATACAAGATGTCGATACTCACAGCACAGGAAACGGAACTGGAGAGTATAGGGTGCATAATAGGCTATCCGCGTCCGCTTGTGCCTGTCGGATTCAGTCAGGAAAACGTACTGATTCTTTCAGAGCTTCCGCAGTACCAGGACATTAAGAACGGACTCGCCACAGTCGGCTCGGAAGTCGGCGGACGGTTCAGCTCAACAAAAAAGACCGCAAGCGACTATATGGAGCTGGGGTTGTACAGAAACTTCCTCGACAAGGTAGCGTACATAAAGCGGTACGGAATAACACTGTATGCCGTCGACCAGATAGCACGGCTGATGGATTCCCGGTACACAATCGGCTGGGACAACAACCGCGACATAACCGTGGACTTTGAGCGGAATATCGGGTTTAAAAACGTGTGGATTCTAACACAGCTTTTCTACCGGCTCGCCACAAGCCCGCAGGTAATCATAACCGCAGGGACAAACTGAAAGATTATTAGAAAGGAGGATATATGATATCAACACAAACATTTGAAAACTATCCTGAATTTGCCAACGCAGGGCAGAAATCGCAGCCGAACGACGCGAAATATGCAGCAGGGTTCATTCCAAGTGATGTACTGCCGGCTGAATGGTTGAACTGGTTCCTAAGCGGAGCCACAAAGGGAGTAACCGCACTGAACACAGGCGTGAAGAGCATTGAGCAGGAAATCAACGCTGTTCTTGCATCAAGGGCTGTGACGCCGGACATTACCGCAACCAACCAACTCCTTACTGTTCTGAACAAGATAAAGGCAGAAGCGGTTCTTGCCGCGCACCCGGTCGGCTCTCTATACTGGACGTCCAAGAACGAGAATCCGGCGGTTACATTCGGCGGCGGCACCTGGAAGCAGATAACAGACAAATTTGTTCTTGCAGCAGGAAGCACATATAAGGCGGAGGCAACAGGCGGTGCGCCAACAGTTACATTGACAGTTGCAAATCTTCCAAGTCATAGCCATACTTTCACACCTAGTGGAACAGTAAAGAGTACCTTCACTGGTGCAAGCCATAGTCATACCTTCACACCTAGCGGAAGTATAAGTGGTGGTGCTTACAAGTTTACTGGAAGTGAAGGAACTACAAGTTTAGACGGTGAGCACAGTCATACTTTTACTGCACCAAAAACTCCCGAAAATAAACTTAAGCCAGATTCTGGTTCATACGCAGTGCGAGGCACAACAACTTTATCCACCTCTTATGGGGGAAAACATGCTCACTCATTTACACCGTCAGGCACAATTTCAGTTACTACCAATCCAACCTTTACTGGAGTACAACAAACAGTATCAGCAACTCAAAATGGAGCAGTATCAAGTTCTTTTACAGGAAATAACAGTAATACTGGATCCACCATAGCACTTGGAAACGTTTCAAGTACCTTCACAGGCTATGCAAGCAGTACTTCATCTGTCGGTACAGGCAAAAGTATAAACACCATGCCTCCTTACGTGGTTAAATACTGCTGGGAGCGTACCGCTTAATTTATGCCGTTCTTTCCCAACAGTATTTGACTATATATGGCGGAAGTATATTTACTGCGATTGCACTACCTACTGAACCAGTTGATGATGCTTTTCCTGTAAATGATGAGGCAACTGTTCCACCTTGAGTTGCCCTTACTGTTTGTTCAGTGCCAGTGAATGAACTTGATACTGTTCCAGCTTGAGTGGCGGAACCAGTAGTATCTGCTTTTCCTGTAAATGATGAGGCAACTGTTCCACCTTGAGTTGCAGTAGCAGTAGTATCTTCGCTTCCAGAGAAAGAGTGATTGTGTGCTATTCCGGAAAATGAGTGTTGGTGTGAACCACTATTGAGTATGGAAATTCCTGTTTCGACTTCATTAGTTGTTAAAGACCCAATACCACCTCGATGCAGGACATCGTAATCACCTCCTGCGAAGGAAGACCAATATCCTGGAATATTATGTTTATGCCCAGGGTCAGATATTCCATGGGAGTGGCTACCACTGGTAGAAATTACACCGCCAGCTTTTGTGTTTGAAATACTTCCGCTAGGTGTGAAGGTATGACTATGGCTTGTGCCTGTGAAGGTACTCTTTATTGTTCCGCTCGGTGTGAAGGTATGACTATGGCTTGCACCAGGGAAGGTACTCTTTACTGTTCCACTAGGTGTGAAA